CAATACTTTTTGACCCTAAAGTGTTTTCAAACAAAGCTGCTTGACCTATGGCAGTGTTGTTAGTTCCTGTTGTAGTTGACTCTAAAGCTAATGCACCGACAGCCGTGTTGTTAGCGCCTGTTGTGTTTGCTTCCCCTGCTTCTGAACCGATAAATGTATTATAAGTACCAGTTGTGGTTGCGGTTCCTGCAAGATTTCCAACAGCAGTATTAAAAGACTCAGTACCTGCATTTTGACTTTTAAGTGCTTGGTATCCTACAGCAGTAGTTTTCCCGTTTGCATCTTCAGTTTTTAATGCTTCATATCCAACAGCAACATTATTATCACCTGTAGTCAAAGCAGTACCGGCTTCATCACCTATAAGCACATTATAGTTACCACCTGAGACTATCGCATCACCTGCGTTCTTACCGAGGCGTAAGTTTGATGTACCTGCTGTAGCTGTAGATAAACCTTCAATTTGAAGATCAGAAAGAACGTTTGCCGCTACTGCGCCAGAACCTGCTCCGTCAAAAAAGACAACGGCGGTTGTTCCATTTTTTACAACATAATCATTTGAAGAATTGTATGTTCCTTGAAATACAATTAAGTCTTGTGTGTTTAAGTTATTTCGAATGTAAACTATTTTTTCAGCGTCATTTGGGGTAAGTTGATAGAAAACTGTAGACCCTAAATCGCTTCCGCTTGTTATAGTTATCAATCTATTACGACCGTTTGAAGCGGCACCGTCTGAAATTGGTAGCGAGTTTGGGGAGCCGGAACTACCCGCGGAAGACGCCGTTATTGAAACCTGACCGTCCAGTGAAGTATCTAAAAGTTCAAAATTTGTATTTGTTGTATCTCCCCACGTGCCTGACTGTTCGCCAGTTGCTACAAGTTCGATACCGTTATTTAATGTATATGTACTAGGCATTTTTTTATCCTATGCTGCTGTTCGGGTCCAACCCGGTGTTTGCAATGGACCTGATGAGGGATTCTCGTTGCTCCAACCGGGGGATTGTGTTGGGTTGACTGGAGTATAACTTGGATTTTGATTTGGGACAATAGTCCCGTACACAAGAACTTTTCCGACAACACCTGCGGCTGAAACGCCGGTCGGTAAAGCCGTTGCCTTGGCTATTACTGTAACTGCTCCAACAGAACCAGTTCCTAAAACTCCCGTTACATTAACGGCTATTTCATTTTCGACTGTAACACTGCCAACAGAGCCCGTTCCTGAAAGACCAGTCACAGGTACGTTTGCTAATCCTGTAACTGTTGTAGTGCCTACGCCTCCAGTAGCTGCAACGCCAGTGACCGAAACATCGGCTGCGGCGGATACTGTAACGCTGCCTACAGAACCTGTCCCTGAAAGACCCGTAACAGGCACATTTGCTTTTCCGCTAATTGTTGCAGAGCCTACCGTTCCTGTCGCAGCCACACCAGTAGGTGTTACATTAGCTAATCCAACGACTGTAACACTTCCAACGGAACCAGTTGCTGCTAACCCTGTAGCGGGTGCAAGGGCTGAACCATCAGTAATAGCTAAACCCACTTGTCCCGTGGCTGATACACCAGTGGTTGTAACATTTGCTAGTGCTGTAATAGTTACAGAACCAACAGCACCTGTAGCCGAAACTCCATCAACTGAGACTTTGAGAACAGGAGTTCCCCATGAGCCATCATTCCAAGTGGACCTACCCCATCCCGAAAATAGAGTTGACGAAGCCATTTTTTATTTCTTACGCAATACGAATTATAGCGTTTGATGCGTCCGCTGTTGGAAATACAACTGTAAAATCACCAGCGGTTGAAGTTTTATCTCCACCAAAATCAAGAACTACAACAGCGGGATCACCGGATGCACTATCATTAAATATCAACGCACCACGAGCCGTAATAGTTGCTGTACTAAAAGTTAAATCAGAAAAGTCTGTGAGCGCCGTAGTCCCACTTGTTGACGGATCTACACGAGTAAGAGCCGCACCTTTTGCTGTATACCCAGTACCAGACACTTCATTTGAAGAAGTGTATGCTGTAGTTGCAGCCGTAAATGAGGCGCTGTTTGTATAAAGTGCAAGATTAAAAGTACTTCCTCCACTATTTAAAAAATTGTGCTTGGCTTCAAGAAGCTCTTTCTTAAAGCTAGTGCACATGAAGTTACCTGAAAAGGCCATTTCACATTCTCCTTATAAGTTCCGCAAGATCAGGATGACCTGCGTCTTTGATTGCATTATATACCGTAGTTCGGTCACTTTTTATAGCTTCTCGCATATAAAACTCAATTATTTTAACTATGTGCCCACGAAAAGCTTTTGCTTGATCCCGTATAGCAGGGTTTGCGTCATCAGAAACATTTATAATTTTATTGGCACAACGTTCTGCAACTTCTTCTGGAGTAAAACCCCTTTTAATCGTGGTTTTTACATCTACGCTAAAATCTGAAGATATATCTAAAGCATTTAAATTCATTGTTTTGGCCTTATTACCATTCCCATTCTATATTGATCTGTAACTTCTTTCGCTTCTCCAAACATTTTTAAAGCTGTAATAGCTTCTGCAAAACGTTTTTCATATTGAGCCATGATGTCTTGCTCCCCCTTCATATAAATATACGCCTCTATAAGACTACCATACAAAAGAGTTAATTCTGCGTTTTCACTTAGCCATGTAGTACCTGAACCCGCGCCCGCGGTTAAACTTGCAGGTCTATAATAGTATTGTAATTCAACTGAACTTGACGCATTTGGAGTAGGACCCAAAATAAAGTTATCTACATCAAAAAGAGCATAATATCTCGGGCTTCCTGTTGTTGTCGAGTCAGGATTAAAACTTTGAACAAAATCAACGTCTTTAAAATCAAGAAAAACTTGGTTTGAATCGGCATCTACAAAAGAAAGCGAAAAAGAACTTAAAAAATCGCTAGGAACAGCCAAAAACTTGTTGCTTGCGGTCATTGTACCGCCCGCGTTTTTTCGAAACAAAGTAAGCTGTACGTTTTTAAGTATTCTTTCTTCGGATTGACGAATAAATAATGGCAAATTATTTACAAACGATGTCTCATCGTTTTCTGTATAATCTTGTATTGCGGTTTTTAATTCGTCATATGTAAGAGTCATGTCATCACACTATTGTTATGTTTCCAACCATACTACTATGATTTGTGCATTGATACACTAAAGAAGTATCAGAAGGTTCGTGAGGCACAATAAATTGTGTCAATCCTGTTGTTGAATTATAATTATCTGTAACACCTGTTGTAAAAGCGGAGCCTCCATTAGAGGTTCTAATCTGTAAAGGGTGACTTCCTACATTAGCCGTATTGTCAATTAAATAAGTATGACCTTTATAAAAAGTAAAATTCGGATTATCGCCAGATGTAGCTCCGGGTCCTGTAAAGGTGTATGCAGAAGATCCATTTGTACCCGCAGTGTATTTGGTTACAGGTCCCGTTGTTTCATCATTTAATCGTATCCATGCACCCCCATGTGCAAAATAGAGCCCCCCAGTTGCATGGACATGAGCTACCGCGCCATGATATGTGGACGCACTCGGTAGGTCACTTAGGGCAGAGTAATAAAATACAATCCTATTTGCACCAGAACTTACGTCTATAATACCGTCGCTATTAATTATATCTGTTAAAGTCGTGCCGTCTCCTAGAGCAGCATAAACTTCATTAAAATTATCGTTAATTTTATCGGCACCCACTCGCAGAGTATCACCCGTTCCATCGTTGGCAGATGTCCCTATTCCTACTGTTTGTTTTGCCATATCTTATTCCTCGTCAAATGTGTCTGTTGTTGTGTCCAATGTAACAGAGGTACTGTCAAAGCTTGGAGCAGAATTTGTAGTCGTTGTTACAGTAACAGAACCTACGTTTCCTGTTGCACTTACACCAGTTATTGTAACACTAACACTATCGGCAACACCTGTGAGAGAAACTTGACCTACAAACCCAACGGCTTGAACAGGTCTAAGATTAGGACCCTCAACTGTGGGAATTCCTACATAAACCTGTAAAGCTTCCGCTTGGGCAGGTCGCGCATCCTGAAGAGCCTCTGGATCGGATACTGTTCGGAAAGGACCTAATTGAGGGTGCTTAGGTTCATACTGATCTGGTCCAACAAGAAGTCCATTCCACTCACGTTTCATTACGCGATAACGGTACTGAAGACCTGACCTATCGCAGATTGCAAGAGCATTTCTTCCTGATGCAAATTTTGCCATTAACCCACTCTATAATATTCGTATTTAGGGACGACATTAAAAGACGAACGATCTCGGTCCTCGGTGGCTGCCCTGTCAAACTCCTCTTCGTAAACAGCTTTAAGAAGTTGAACCCTGTTTGGAGCGCGTTTTAAAGCAATGTAGTAGGCCAAACCCGCGGCTAAACAAGGATAAAACCGAAAAGGCATGTCCATAGTATTGGTGTATATGTCGGCATCATCCATGCGTGTCAAAGCATCGTACAACAAAATATCTGTGCTATTTTCAGGCACAGGCCATATTTTAAGGTTTGGTGTTAATTGACGATCCAAAAAGAATTGATTTGGCCTAGCCTGCGTAGTTTTAGATGGGATAGTTAAATACTCATCTCTACTAAGGCGATCCAATTGAAAGTCAGTACCATCTCTCCTTAAAACAACTGAAAGGACGTCTATGACGTCCGTTCCAAGATCATACTCACCATCCCCTAAAGTTAAGGCTTGTGAACGTTGTTTAATAGTCCACTGATTAAGTCCACGATTAGCCCAGTCTGCCAGCAAAAGATTTAGTGAACGTTTTGCAGTTTTAAGGTCGTATCCAGTACGAACTTCTAGGCCGCAACGCTCAAATGCCTCTTCGACATAATCTGCAACGTCTAATTCAAAGTTTTTTGAGCCTGATATTGCCATTATTCTTTCTCATTATAAAGGTTATCAAAGATTCTATTGACATCTAGTGTATAGTCTAAATCACTTTTTGAATAGTGTATATGTTGGGATGGCTTGAAATGTGGAGCTCCCTCGCCAGTTTCAAACCAAGCGGGATGCGTTACCCTTACGCGATTGTTCGGTAAAGCAACAATATTACCCGTCCATTCCCCTGCATCAAGTAATTGTAGAACATGACTCTGTTTATGTTGCGCGGGGTCATCTGCTATTTCTGACTCGGCATAGTCTACTGTAAATAAATATTTTGCAGGAAAAAAATCACTGTCTATTTTTGCCAACCAAGGGCATGGTGTGGCTCTATCCATCACATAAACTGCATGATGATATGATGAGCAATCCCACGGTTGAGCGTCATATGTATTCATTGGTTCAGGCCATTCTTCTAAAGGAATATCAGCGACCAAAGCCGTTATAGGCATTCTTGCCCACATCGCACCGCCATGAACTGTGTCCTCTTCCTCGTCTTCGGCCTCGTTTCCAGTAAACATAACTTGAAAACTTAAACATCTATTCGGCATAGACGTAACACCGATAACCATAGCATGGAGGAATTCGCCGTGATACGCTTCGTGATTGTGAGTGTATTCACGGCGAACCCATGCCTTAAAATAAGGAATATTGCTATATAAATAAGACATTACAATTTAAACGATTTTTTTACCCATTGCTTTAGCAGCAGACCTAAGTTGAGCTAACGTCATTGGTTTTCCACCTTTAGACATACGCATTACCTTTTTACCGCCTGCTGCGCCGCCTTTAGCCATTTTTTTCACCTTACCGCCTTTAGACATTTTTTTCACTTTGCCGCCTGCTGCGCCGCCTTTAGACATTTTTTTCACTTTGCCACCAGCTGCGCCGCCTTTAGACATTTTTTTCACCTTACCGCCTTTACGGTATCCTTTTTTCTTCATAGCCATGATTATCTCCTTATGACTGTTTAACAGCGCCTTTTGTACGCTTTCTTCTGTTTGCCATTACCACGCCACAACCTCTGGCAACAGCGGTTCCGGGTACACTTTTACCCCTAAACCTTCTTTTAGATTTAGTTTCTCCTACAACACCACCAAAACCCATATTTGTGACCTTTGCTGCTTTTGTGTTGGAAACAACCTTTTTTCCCTTACTTCCTTCACGTTTTTTCTTAGCCGCAGTAGATTTTCTCTCAGCTTTGCTTAAACTTTGTGCTTTAGATCTAGGCAAACAACGATCGGGTCTTTTTTTATTTTTAGAAGTTCCACAAGGACCAGCAATATTGCCATTGCTATCTATTCTTACCCAATCCTGATCTAACCAATCTTGTAGTTTGCCCATTATTTACCCTTTCGTTTTCCACCTTTGGACTTTTTAGCGTAATTAGGGTCCTTACAATATTTGCTGGCTGCTAAATTGGCATACGCACTTGGGTATGTATCAAAGGTTCGTTGCGCCCAAGCTTTTCCCTCGGGGCATATCTTGCTTCCTTTACTTTTTTTGGAAGCTTTTTTGGATTTTCTAGAATAAGCCATTATAAAAGTTTTCCTGCTATTGCGGTTGCTATAATTAAAAGAGCAATACCCCATAGACGCATGTCAAGCTTGTCTAGTTGCTTGTCAATTTTTTGATACCGCTCGTTGCACTCTGCTTCGTGCTTTTCCAGTAACTTTAAAACCTCTTCAACTTTCATATCACCACGCCTTGCAAGACCAGTATCTGGCCGTAAATTTGTCTTTTGCTGTGTCGCAGTTATGTCGCGCACGAAAGTTTTTTCGTCTGCCCGGTTGAGCTTTTTTAATAGACATCTTGGGGTCCCCAAAACGAACCAATTTAACTTCAGAGCCTTTTTTAGCCAAAACGGCACTTTTTTTTGATTTTCCGGGAGTTCGTTTAGGTTTGTTAAATCCGGCAAAGGTTTCCCCCCGATATTTTATTCGGCCACTGGGTAATCTTTCAACATCTTTCGTTGAAGCCATGAAAAAACCCTAACTAAAAAAGATAGTCAACGCGGTTACGTTAGTCGCTGTACCTACGTGAATATCGCTGGTAAACAAAACTCCTTCATCAGGAATATTAACAGAGTGTGTTTGGGATGCAGAAAAATCTATGTCCAAAACAGTTGCGCCGCCATTTCCATCTGTCAAAGTCAAACGACCCGCACCGGCCGCGGTTAATACCTGTACCTGACGTAATCGGGCACGGCCTGTTGAGGCCGCACCTGTTCCCGTCAGACGTTTTGTTCTTACGTCTGAATTAGCCATTGAAGCCTCCTTTAACCGAGGTTGTTATTTTGAGCGTACAGAATAGTGACACGAACTTCACCCGCAGTTGTCGCCGCGGAGTTAGTTACAGTCAAACGAATGTCTGCTGTTCCTGTGTCTTCCCACGCCAACGCACCACCAGATTGAGTAGTTGGATACTTACGTCCAGCAGTAGTTCCAATTGCAAAGGTGTTTACAAGAGTTGCCGCGCCACCAACCGTGTCTCCAACACTAAGATTAGTTGCATCACTAGACGCTGTAATAACGTCAATAACGCAGTCAATAATCTGAGAGTTTGCCGGAATAACAACGTCTGTAACAGACGCCGCTAATGCACCACCAGATAAATCTGCTGCAAATGTCTGAGACATAACAACTTGTCCTGTATTTGCAATGTTAGAGCCAAGTGTTGTACCTGTGGTGTTTTTGATAGTTCCCGCTTTAATCGGGCCTGAAAAAGTAGTTGTACCCATGTTATTCTCCTGTCTTGGGTTAAGTCAGTCGCCCACTGCGACTGTCAGGGATAATTTAACTATACATTAATAAATCAAAAAAGAAAGGGGCAACCGAAGCTGCCCCAGTCATCAGGGAGGAGGTAAAAAAAATTACCATCC